AATTTTGAAAAGACTGGACAATATTATTTTGATCTTGATCTTGGTTTAAAACAAGGTGGTCTTGCAAAATGGTTTAATGAAAATTGGGTAGATATTTCTGCCCCTAAAAAAGGAGGAGGTTACAAAGAATGTGGAAGAAAATCAGCGAATGGTTCAAAAAGAGGTTACCCAAAATGTGTTCCTGCAGCAAAAGCGGCAAGAATGAGTGAAAGTCAAAAGAGATCAGCAGTAATTAGAAAAAGATCTGTAGGTAATGTTGGTCCAAAACCAACAAATGTTAAAACAATAGTAAATAAACCTAAAAAAATGCAAACAGGTGGTATATATAACATGACAAAAATGAGGTATATTTAGTATATTATGAAAAAATTTAAAAAATATAAAGACATGTCTATGAAACATGAAGGTATGGAATCAAAAACTATGGAAGGTAGAGAAACTATGCTTGAAAAAAAGGGATATGAAGAAACAAAAAGTGGTAAAATGAAACCTATGAAGGCAAAAGAAGGTGTAATGGCAAAATTATCATCAAAAGCAGATTTAAATAAAGATGGCATGCTTTCTTCTTATGAAAAAAAAAGAGGAATGGCTATTCAAGAAGCCATGGATGAACCTGTTAAAGCTAAAACTGGTAAAATGATGGTTAAAGGTCAAAAAGCAATACAAGTTAACAAACAATACTTTGGAGAATATTAAAATGGGAATGAAAACATATTTAAAAGCAGGGATAATTCCAAAAAACACACCAGCAAACGTTGCTAGTATGTTAAAAGGATTTAGTGCTAAGAAAGTTTCTAAAAACGTTAAGAAAAAATAATGTCTAATGGCTACTTCAGGAACTACATCATTCGATTTAGACATAGATGACATTATTGAAGAAGCCTATGAACGTTGTGGTGTAAGAACTAACAGCGGATATAATATAAAATCAGCAAGACGAAGTTTAAACATTTTATTTTCTGAATGGGGAAATAGAGGTGTTCATCTTTGGAAAGTTGTTCTTAAAGAACAATTACTTACTGCTGGTACAGCAACTTATAATACACCACAAGATTGTAGCGATGTATTAGAGGCTTATGTATCTACTGCTCAAACAATAACTCAAACAACAAATGACATTTCTTTAGATAAAATTGATAGATCTGCTTATGCAGCTCTTCCTAATAAAGGACAACAAGGACAACCTTCACAATACTATGTGGATCGTCAAACTAATCCAAAAATCAGTTTATATTTAACACCAGATTGTGCTCAATACATTTATTTGAAATATTATTACATTAGCAGAATTCAAGATGCAGGGGCTTATAATGATCAAGCCAATGTTCCTTATAGATTTTTACCTTGTATGATTTCAGGACTTGCATATTATCTTGGGCAAAAAGTTGCACCAGATAGAGTTCAAGGATTAAAATTAATGTATGAGGATGAATTACAAAGAGCTTTGGAAGAAGATTCTCAAAGAACAAGCTCTTATATATCACCTTATTCTTACTTTGGAGATGGAATTTAATGGCATTTGCAAGAGGTAAAAGATCATTATCAATTTCAGACAGATCAGGAATGCAATTTCCATATGTGGAAATGAAGAGAGAGTGGAATGGTTCTTTTGTACACTTTAGTGAATATGAGCCAAAACATCCCCAATTAGATCCAAGACATCATAAAGCAGATCCACAAGGACTTAAAAATGCTAGATCAGATACTGTTCCTGGTGGAGGATGTTTGGTACAATTAGATTTATATTTTTGGCCTGGACAATTTACATCTATAGGAATGCAACCTGGAATAAGTGGTGATGTAATCAATTCAGCTAGACAAGCATATTCTAGTGTTGGAGACGTAACAATAGTAATAACATGACATACGCAGAATTATTATCAAATATAAGAAATTATACAGAAGTAGATTCATCAGTTTTAACTGATGGAGTTTGTGACACATTTATTAAAAATTCTGAATATAGAATATTTAGAGAAGCGGATTCTGACTATTCAAGAGAATATGCTACATCTAGTTTTAATTCTGGAAATAAATATTTATTATTACCAGATGATAATACAGATGAAGGATCAACTACTGTTAGAAGAGCTTTTATAGTAAGATCTGTAGTTGTAACAAATACTTCATCGGCTCAAATATCATTAGAACCTAGAGATGATACATTTATTACTGAATATAATAGTTCTGGAACAAGCGGTTTTCCTAAGTATTATTCAATGTATAAAGAAAATGCTATTCAAGTAGCCCCTATACCAAACAGTAATTATGCAGTTACCTTAGATTATGTATATACACCTGATAATTTAAGCTCAACCAATACAAATACTTACATTAGCCAAAATGCACCAGAACTATTATTATATGCCTGTTTAACAGAAGCTTTTGCATATCTAAAAGGACCGATGGATATGTACAAACTATATCAAGACAAGTATAATACAGCATTACAAGGATTTGCGTTAGAACAAACAGGTAGAAGACGCAGAGACGAGTTTCAAGATGGTGTGTTACGAATTAAAATTAATTCACCATCACCATAATAACTATAAGGAGTACAATATATGGCAATAACACAAGCAGTGTGCAACACATTTAAGTCAGAACTTTTAGGTGCAGTACACGATTTCGATTCAGGTTCAGGTCAAGCTTTTAAATTAGCATTATATACATCAGCAGCTAACTTATCCGCAGCTACTACAGCGTATACAGCTTCAGGAGAAGTTGCTAACTCAGGACAATACACAGCAACTGGTGGAATTTTACAAAGCCAACAAGTATCACTTGATAACGCTACAGCTATAGTAGATTTTGCAGATTTATCTTTTACTGGTGTTACATTAACAGCGGCTGGAGCTTTAATTTATAATACATCCGCTTCTAATAAAGCAGTTTGTGTTTTAAGTTTTGGTGGAGACAAAACAGCTACATCAGGAACATTTACAATAGTATTTCCAGCATTTACATCAGCAGCAGCTATATTAAGAATCGCATAATTTTAGGAGGGCCAGGTGGCAGATATTACAATAGAAGTAACGTCGCCTGGTACTCTTACCACATGGGGCCAATCTTCATGGGGATCTTCATCATGGGGACAAATTTCAGGATTAAGTTCTGAACAAAACAGTGCATCTGTATCAATAGATATTTCTTCTGATGTTATAGGTGAACAATTAATTTCTACATCTAATACGGTTTCTATAAATATTGATATAATATTAAATTTAGATACTAATTTACTTACAACTTTTGTTGGAGATTTAACAGCAGGACAAAGTCAAGAAGTAGAAGTTACTTCTCCTGGTGATCAGCCTTGGGGAAATGAATACTGGGGAGCTGGTTCGTGGGGCAATATCGGTGGAATGGATATTTCCATTGGACAAGATACTGTTCTTGTTCCTTCAGTAGACGTAGACATAACTGGTAATCAATTAAATACTACTACTGGAACTTTTTCAATTACAGGAGATGCTAGTCTTAATTTAACTGGAATAAGTTTTGCTACAACTACTGGAACAATAGATACTCAAATAGATTTTGATGCAGCTGTTACAGGACAATCTTTAGCAACTACAGTAGCTACAGTTTCTATTACAGCGGATGCTAACATAGATGTAAATGGAAGTTCAGTAGCTGTCTCTTTAGGAAATGCAGAAGAGCAGATTACATCCGATGTATTTTTAACTGGAAATGCTATTTCTGTAAGTTTAGGAACAGCTGAATTAGACGCAAATACATTAGTAAATGTTACTTCAGTATCTGCAACAACTACTATAAATTCAGTATCTATAACTATAGATGTAGCACCAGATATTACAGGTCTAAATATGACTACTTCTACAGGTCGTTTATTTATTACAGCCTGGGCAGTAGTAGATATAGGAGTAACTAACAATTGGGCGGTTGTTGACATAGCGGCTTAATCAAACTAAAATTAGGTATTATTACAAATTTAAAAGAAATTTATGGCATCTAGTTTCTCTACAGACCTCAAACTGGAGTTAATGGTAACAGGTGAAAACTCTGGAACCTGGGGTGATAAAACAAATACAAATTTAAACTTATTACAACAAGCAATAGCTGGTTATCAGTCTATAGCACTTACATCTACTAATACAACTTTAGTGATGACTGATGCTACGATTTCTAATGCTAGAAATGCTACAATAGAACTTACTGGAACATTAAGTGGAGCAACAACTGTAGTTGTGCCAAATGGTGTTGAAAAAGTTTATAATATTATAGACAGCACAGCACACGCAAATAATACATTAACATTTAAAACAGCTTCTGGAACTGGTGTTCTATTAGCTCAAGGAAATAGACATGTTTTATATTCGGATGGTACTAATGTTGGAGAACTTATTGAATCTAAAGTATGGAGAGCAGCCAGTACAACTGTAACCGTTCAAGCGGGAGCACAAATACTTGCTAATACATCAACTGCAGCATGGACATTAACTTTACCAGCTTCTCCAGCTACTGGTGATGAAGTTTCGATAATAGATTCAACATATAAATTTAATACTAATGCATTAACAATTGCTGGTAATGGTTCTAATATAGCAAATACTTCAACTAATCTAGTTGTTAATACTCAAGGTGCTGGTTTTACATTAGTATATTCAGGTAATGCAACAGTAGGTTGGACTTATAGGGATAAATAACCTATGGCTAACTATGAAGCTACTAGATACGATATTACTGCAGCTAACCTTACAGGCATACAAGGTGTCAATACTGGAGTAATTATTCCTTGGAGTGCAGCTTCAATTCCTTCAGGTTTTTTAGAATGTAATGGACAATCAATTTCAACATCAACTTATGCTAATTTATTTGCAGTCATTGCTTATACATATGGTGGTAGTGGTGCTTCATTTAACGTACCTGATTTAACAGATAGAACAGTTGTAAATAAATCTAATACTAAATCTTTAGCTCAAACAGGCGGAGCTAATACGGTGACTACATTAGGAAATGTAAGTTTATTAGGAAGTGCTACAACTTTACAAACTAGTCAAATAGCTGCACATACACATACTTATCAAGTATCTCCTTCAGGTGTTTGGGAATCTCCTGGTGGTGGTAATGGTTTGGGAGGTGTAACTTTTGGTTCAACAGGAGGTGGCGGTTCTCATACTCACAATATTTCTGGAAGTTTTACTGGAGGTTCTGATTCAGTTATTCAACCTTATTTAGTTTTAATATATATAATAAAAACATAAATTTATGGCAAATTACGAAGCAACAAGATATGATTGGGATGGTCAATACTTAACAAGTATTGAAGGTGTCAATACTGGAGTAATTATTCCTTGGGGAGCAGCCTCTGTTCCATCTGGTTTTTTAGAATGTAATGGTCAAGCAGTAAGTCAGGCAACTTATGCTGCATTATTTGCAGTTATTGGAACTACATATGGTAACCCAGGGGGTGGAAACTTTAACGTACCCGATTTAACCGATAGAACAGTTGTAAATAAATCTAATACTAAATCTTTAGCTCAAACAGGCGGAGCTAATACGGTAACACCAACAGGTAATATAGGAGGATCTTTAGGTAATACTACTTTAACTTCAGGCGAAATACCAAGTCATTCTCATAGTGGAGCTTTCACTAGTGCTGGAGGTGGTGGACCAGAAGGCGCTGAGAGAACTTTAATGAGTGGTTTTAATTCAGTTAATAGCTCTTCAACAGGAGGTGGCGGATCTCACGACCATACTTTATCAGGTACATTTACAGGTACGGCATCTTCAGTGTTGCAACCGTATTTAGTACTAATTTATATTATAAAAACATAAACATATGGCAAATTATACCGAAACATCTAAAAATTTTACTGGTCAATTTATGACAGGTATTCAAGGGCTTAACACTGGAATAGTTATTCCTTGGAGTGCAGCTTCAATTCCATCTGGTTTTTTAGAATGTAATGGTCAAGCCGTATCAAGATCAACTTATGCAAATTTATTTGCAGTTATATCAACTACCTATGGAATAGGAGATGGAACTACTACATTTAACGTACCTGATTTAACCGATAGAACAGTTGTAAATAAATCTAATACTAAATCTTTAGCTCAAACAGGCGGAGCTAATACAGTTACAAAAACTGGTAATCTTTCTGGTACTGTTGCAAACACAACTTTAAGTACAGCTGAAATTCCATCTCATAGTCATACTGGACAAGGGGCAAGTGGTGGTATGGCAGGCATGGGTGGGGGTGTACAAATTGTTGGATCAAGTGGTAATACGGGTAGTACAGGAGGAGGGGGAGCTCACAGCCATAGTTTTTCGGGTACATTTACCGGTGGTGCCAACTCTGTTTTACAACCATATTTAGTTCTGGTATATATAATTAAAACTTAAAAATTTATATTATGAAAAAAGGAAAATGGTCAATAATTGTTGTTGATAAAATAATTGTAAAACAATATGATGAAGGGTTAAGCGCTGGAATAGGCTATATCATAGAATCAGAAAATTTTTGGTCAAGTAATTTAAATTCAAATGTAAAAGCTATTCAATATACAGGTATACCTGATGATATAGATCAAGTTGAATACAGAGATGGAACTCATAATTCTGTTTTTACAGGAAATATAAAAATTTTTTCGGATGAATGGGATAAAAAACATTTAGAACATCTTCAATCAATTTGGGATAATAATAACATATTAAAAAACCCAACTAATCCAAAAGATTCACAACAAGTTCAATTACAAAAGATTTTATTAGGGGAATGTAATATTCCTGAAACACAAGAAGAAAAATTAAATAGATTAGGACCTAGACCTCAAACTTATAATTCTTCCGATATCTATTAATATTAAGAATGGATAAAAAAAATATTAATATTGAAAATTTTATAGGCGTATATGATAATTATGTGCCTAAACAAATTTGTGAAGAACTTATTAATCATTTTGAAAATAAAAAAAAATTTGGTTTGGCTTTTGATAGATTAAATTCTGAAAGTATGGGATTTCTTGAAAAGAAAGATACCACTGTTTTTTTAAATTACAATTCAATTGAAGAATGGTTTGAAACATTCAAACCTCTATTTGTAAATTTTGATATAGCTTTAAGACATTATGTAGTTAATTCAGGTTTAGAAAAAACATTAAATAGTAATTTAAAATATACAACTATGAGAATTCAAAAAACATTACCCGGTGAAGGTTATCATTTATGGCATGTAGAAAAATCAGGTGGTTTTGATTACATAAATAGAATTTTGGCTTTTACAATATATCTTAATGATGTTGAAAATGGAGGAGAAACAGAGTTTTTATATCAATCACAAAGAGTGAAGCCTGTTACTGGTAGAATAGTAATTTGGCCAGCTGGGTTTCCTTATGTTCATAGGGGAAATCCTCCATTAACAGGGGAAAAATATTTAATAACATCTTGGATGTTAGTTTGAAAAATTAAATATTTTATTTTTTATTTTTTTCTCTTAATTCTTCTACAGTTTTATTTTTTTTCCAATCTGGGGATTCAATGATATTAGTAACTAAACAATATCTTGTTTTAGTTTCTTCTTCAACCTTATCTACACCATGTAATATATTAGGTGGAAATATATAATATGCACCTTTTTTAGGTTGAATAGTTAATTTAAGTTCAGGAAGTATTAATGGAGCCCCTTCTGTTAAATATAAAATTAAATGATAATGTGAATGTGTATGCATTTTAACACTATCCCCTTTTTTAATTTCATTACCCCAAGAATCAAAAGATATATTTTTATTATACCAATTTTGTTTATTGAACAATTGATTTGAATTTTGGTGTTTTTGAACTACATATTCTATAAATCTTAAAAATTCTGGTTTATCGTTGAAAAATCCCCATGGAGTTTTACCACCATAAACATTAGTAAGTTCTTCTTTTCCTATATTTTTAGAAATCATTATGCATATATTATGCATATCTACTACATTATCATAAACACCATGAGATATTTGAATAGTTTTTGGATAAGTTACAATTATACTATGTGAAAAATTTTCTTCTTGTTTTATTTCATCAAGTATAATCATTTTCTATATATTTCATTACCTATTATTAATATATCTAATTCTGTACTAGAAATCAATTCCAAAGCATCTATATATCTTGCAGCAATTGGTCGACTATTTACATTCATAGATGTATTTAACAACATCGGTATTCCTGTTTTTTTATAAAAAGCATCAATTAATCTTTTATAAGTATTAAAATCGTCTCCAACCGTTTGTATTCTACATGTCCCATCTATATGAGTTATTGAATTAAATTTTTGTTTATCAATAATTTCAGTTACATAAAGCATATATTCACTTTTATAATTACATTTAAAAAATTTACTTGTATGCTCTTCTAAGATAGAAGCACCAAAGGGTCTATACCATTCTCTTTTTTTAACCTTTTGATTAATTATATGTTTACCATTTGGTATTAAAGGATTCATTAATATAGATCTATTTCCAAGAGCTCTAGGTCCTAATTCACCATTACCTTGATACCATCCTATAATTTTTCCTTGAGCTAACCATTCTGCTGTTTTTAAGATGGTTTCATCTGAGGGTTCTTTTTGAGGAGAATAATCGTCTTGCCAAAAAGGAAAATTTGTTTTTTCAAATGGTTCTTGATTATATTTTTGTCTTAAAAATTCTATTAATCCTAATGATAGACCATCATCTGGACAGTGTGGTGGTATAATTAAGTTAGGAAAATTACTTTTTAAAATACCATTTATTACAGAATTTTGTGCAACTCCCCCTGAGTAAGATATAACATCATTTTGTTTTGCATTATTTTTAAAAAAATTTAATACTATATGTTCTAATTTATTGTGGACTGAAGTTAAATAATTTAATGGATTTTTTTCAACAGTTGAGTTTGTAGTTACATATTTTCTATAACTAAAAAGTTTTTTAACTTCAGTTATTTCATTTTTAAATAAATTAAAATATTCTTTATTTATTTTTCCATAAGATTTTAATCCCATTAATTTTCCAGCGTTATCTAAAACATGTCCTGATACATCGTTTATATCAGCTATCTGTCCTGCTAAACATCTACCAATAGATTCTGCTTCATCTACTTCATAACTTTTTAAAAGTTTATTTTTTGAAAAAACAGAATATGTTTTTTCAAAATCACCCATCCCATCTAAAACAAAATCAACATCTGTTTTATCAACTAATGGCCAAATACTTAAAGTATGAGCATAATGATGGTCTATTAGGTAAAATGGACATTTAAAATTTTCTAAGTAAATATCTTTAGGTTTATATTCCGTAACTAAATCATTACTGTAATTATCTAATTGATAGTTAGACATATCTGTTACATAAGCAACTGCATCTATGTCTTTCGGATCAATATTCCATTTATTTAAGACGTATTGAATATAATAATAGTTAATACATCCCTGGTGTTTATTTTGAAATTCTCTTTCTAATTTTAAATATTTTATTTTTTTACCATTACTAAATGCAATATTAGCATCATGGTTCCTGTAACTAATTCCTATAAATTTCATATTGTTTTATAAGAACCAAGTTACAATTGAATATCTTGTGCCATCTATAACTGGCAATACTGAATGAGGGTATAAAAAATTAGAAGGAAACATAATTGCAGAGCCTTTTTTTAAACTATATGTTATTTTATTATTAAAAAAACTAAATTCTCCACCTTTAAAATCATTATTTAAAATAAAGGAACATGAAATTGTTCTTGGTATTTCTGAAAATGAATCTATGTGTTGTTTATAAAATCCGCCTTTTTCATATTTTAATAAATCATAACCACTATCTTTGGTTATATTTGCTTGATTAAATTTTTCATTATATTTTTTAATGGTTTTTTTTGCACATTCAAAAACATTATCATCTAAACTTTTTCTTATATTTTTATTTTTTTCAATGATTATATCAAAAGACATCCTTATCAAAGTACAATTTCTAATTTCTTTCTTTATTTGAGCATCGGGACCGACTGTAGTAATTAACCACTCATCTGAGTTTTTATATTCATTTAATATATCATCACACAAATTTTCAGGTATGACATCCTCTAATACTAGTATATAATCTTTAAGTTCATTCATAATTTCTGCGTTGTATAATAGCAAAAAGGCGTATTATACAATATCAAAATTTATATAGTATAATTTAACTAGTGTCAAAACTAATGTATAATAATCATAAATATGCCATTAAAGAAGATACCTTTACCTCCAGGATTTGATAAGAACGATACTGCATCTCAAGCAGAGGGACGTTGGATTGATGGGGATAACGTACGTTTTCAATATGGATCACCTGAAAAGATAGGGGGTTGGCAACAAATTAATTCCAGTATATTAGTAGGAGCATCTAGAGACATCCACTCTTGGTTTGATTTAACTGGTAGACGTTATGTTGCTATTGGAACAAATAAAGTTTTATATATTCTTTTTGATCAAGTATTTTATGATATCACACCACTTAAAACAGCTTTAACAGGTTGTACTTATACATCAACTACTGGATCTAGAACTGTAACCATTAACAAAAATTCACATGGTTTATTTGTTGGAGATTTAGTTAAATTTACAAGTGTAACTACACCAGGACCAACTACAACAATTTTTACAACAGCTAATTTTGAAAATAATTCATTTGAAGTAATCACAGCTGCAGCAAATACATTTACAATTACTATGCCTGTAATAGAAACAGGTACAGGAGTTACTGCAGGTGGATCACTTTCAACAAACCCTTATTATCAAATAGGTCCTATTGCTTCTACGTTTGGTTATGGTTGGGGAGCAGGAACGTGGAACTTATCTACTTGGGGAACTCCAAGATCATCCTCTAGCACAACAATCGATGCTGGGTCGTGGTCTTTAGATAATTATGGAGAAAGACTAATAGCAACTATTAAGAATGGTTCAACATTTGAATGGGACCCAACAGCAGGTACAGGAGTTAATACACGTGCAACTATTATACCTAACAACCCAACAACAACAGTTTTAACAAGAGTATCAGATAGAGATAGACATTTAATTCATTTTGGAACAGAAACAACTATTGGATCATCTGCTACATTTGATCCGATGTTTATAAGATTTTCTGATCAAGAAGATATAGAAGTATATGAACCAACTTCTACTAATACTGCTGGTACGTTTAGATTAGACAACGGTAGTAAAATTGTAGCCGCTATTAAAGGTAAAGATTACATATTAGTTTTAACGGATGAAGCCGCATACACAATGCAATTTGTAGGACCTCCATTTACATTCTCAATTAGACAGGTTGGTACAAACTGTGGATGTATTGGACAGCATGCAGCAATATTCGTAGATGGTGCTATTTTCTGGATGGGTGATTCTGGTAACTTTTATGTATTTGATGGAACAGTTAAAACACTTGCCTGTACAGTAGATGATTTTGTATTTACAACAAATGGAGATAGTTTAGGTCTTAATTTTACAAATGGCGAATTAGTATTTGCAGGACACAATAGTTTATTTAATGAAATTAATTGGTTCTATCCAAAATCAATCTCTACTCAAATAGATAGAGTTGTTACATATAATTACGAAGAAAAATCTTGGTCTACAGGTTCACTTGCAAGAACAAGTTATGAGGATGCCCATGTTCTTCCAACACCAACAGCTACACAATACTTAGCTGCGTTAACCCCTAATTCACCTACTATTAATGGTGTAAG